AACTTTTAATATTTCGTTTCTTCTTACATTCTTAACTGCTCGTTGTGCAATCTTACCAATGATCGCACCAAATCTTGATGCAATTCTTTGATCAACTTTAATTTTCATTTGTGGGGACATGTCTTTATAATTAGGATAGTATTTGCCTACTATCTTTTTCTTGGCAAGTTTTCTTGCTTTCATTTGGATTTTTTCTGGTGATGCAATTCTTAACATCGATCTAGCTTTCTTTGCTTTGAATGCTGATGATTTGGCAAGTATTCTCATCTTTCTTGCCATCTTTCTTCTTTGCATCATGTTAACAACTCTAATCTCTTTTAGATTGTTTGCTAATTCTTTAAAACTTATCATTTGTCCCATGCCTTTATTGCCGTGAAGTTATTAAATGAAAACTCCATTCGGTCTACTAGTTTTACTGCATTACCCGATACTCTGTCAATTGCGACATAACCTTCAGGGTTAGTCACTTTAAATCCATTACTAGTCTTAATAAATGTGTCAGTTAATTGCTTAACACTATTTAGTTTTCTTACAATTTGCATCTTAGCGTCTAAAAGTAAGTTTTGAAACTTCGCAACATTAGTAAGATTATTAGTATGTTTTCTAAGTTCAATTGTATATTGTTTTTGTATATTTTTATATTTCTGTTTTGCATTAGGGGTCTTAACTTTGTCTATTTGTTTCTGTATATTATCTTCTACATGTTTCAAATATCCGTTTGCATGTTGTTTAGGATTAGTAATCTTTTGTCCTTTTCTTACTTTAGTATTATTGTATGTCTTGTAAGATGCACCAACCATTGCCCCTGTCATACTCTCTTGTAGTTTCATAAACTTTCTTAACATAGGGCCATTGATTGCTTTGAATGTTCTTCCTGTATCTGATAATATCTTTGTGATTGCGTCTGTTTCTTTTTGTGTAAATGTTGATCTACCAGATACATCTTTATATGATGCATCATCCATCCAAACCGAGTTTGATTTAGTTAATGATTTTACATCAGCACCAAAAGATGCTTTCATGTCTGCTAATTTTGAACCAGTATATGTTGTATGCCATACTACTCCAACTTTTGCTTTCTTTATTTGCTGACCAATATCAGAATCAACAGCAACAGCATAGACGATAGTATTTGGTTGGAAAGTATAATAGTTCTGGCCATCGATCTTATCACTTCCAAGATCATCTGTAAACATAAGGTCACCTTGAAGTACACCTTTAATTCCAAGTTTGCTAAACTCCTTGAGAGCGATTTTAAATTTTGAGTTAAGTTGCCCAGATAAATCATCGTTAATCTCCTTTTCAGTTTTGTATAATTTTGGATTGACATTAAATACAGATTTTTTCGCAACAAAAAACTTACCATCCTCTGGGTCAATACCTGCAAAGATAGCAGGAGCACCGTCCCACTTAACAGTCATATTGACAGACGATCTAGAAGAACCTGCTAACATATCTCTTAAACTTCTTAAAAAGTTTATTGATGCTCGTCCACCATCTGAACCATAATCTAAAATTTGATCTTCAATATGTTCCATATGTAGATTTTTTGTTGCTGCTTGTTCTTCTAAAAATTTCTTCATTTATTTTCCTAACGAATTATATTTTACTGCAAGAGAAAATTGTCCTAATTTTTTAACACCTGCATGACCTGATTTGTTTGTTCTAATAGCCATCTTCATTTTCAAACTATCTGTACCAGACTTTAATTCTATTTCCCAATTTTGCTTTGAAGTTCTACTAGGATATGCTTTAATAAAATCAACTTGTGGTATGAATACTCCGAGAGCATCTTTTTCTGTTATCTCTTCATAGTTTCTATCAGACGCTTTAATAACCATTGTAGGTACCTCTGGTGCGTCTCTTAAAATTTCTGTTTTAATATAAGCCAAAGTTGCTTTTTTATTTGTATTAAATAGTTTAATAATTTCTTGTCTCATCATTTCAAGATAAACATTATAAAGTTCTTCATATTTTTTATTATTTTTTTTATCAAAGTCTCTTAAAACTTGTTGTGTTTTTCTGTTCTTAAATAGTTGTGGATACGGTGGCATTCCTTTGATTGTACCCCATGTGCTATCATATACTTTTGAGTATATGTTTTTTAATTTTCTATCTTGTTTAAAGTTAGCAAATATAGTATTAACATAAGTGTTTAGTTTAGGTTCAGAAGTTTTCTTTCCACCTGCTTTTAAACTAACACCTAATATTGCTTTGTCATGATACATTAAAAATATATCACCTGGGTGTCCACCTGGTACACCTTGAGGTTTAGATTTATTTGTTGCACCCCACCTTGTTGCAACTATTCTTTTATCTTTACTTTGATCTATGATAAATTTATGAATTGCGATTGCGTTATCCATTTTAATAACAAATTTACTTGAGGTATCTGCTCTATTAATTATCTCTTGAGCTCTTACTGCGTCTCCTGGTATGATACATTTAAGTGATTTAATATCAATACCTAATAAAAACTCATGAAAAGATTTTGCATCTTTTGGTTTAAAATTTTTTTCGAAAGCGATTAATGGAAATAATTCTGTTATTGAAGCATTTAAAGTAGTCTCACCCATACCACCTGATGCAGGTTTAACAAATATTCTAAATGGTCTACCTTCGTATATACCATCGATAGGGTCTACTGAAGAATTAGATGAACCTAATTCTGCTTGTACTCCAGCCTGTCTTAGATTTCTTAGAATTTCGTCTCTGTCGTTTTCTCTGTCCTCTGAACGAACAACGATTACATCCCTTTTAGATGAAGATAGTTTTTCTGATTTTCCATACTCTAAACCACGAAAAATATCGACAGGAAGATTCATAGCTTCCTCTACAATTTCTTGTACCTTTTCTATTAGTGGTCTATAACTTGACTGTCTTCTTCGTACTTGTTGTACATATTTTTGTATTGACATTCAATAACTCCATTTACAATTATACTTTACATATATTTATGTATTATAACGCCTGATGAATTTTGGAAACTCGAAGTTTCCGAATGTGCAATTTTTGTTTTGAAACTTACAAAGGTGTTCAGCATCATCCTCAAACTTAAAATTTGAGATAATTACATCTTTAAACTTAGTATCAACGACAATGTAAGGATACTTTATATTAGTATCGTCCATTCTCACTTCGAATCTTCTAAACTTTGATTTTACTGAATTTGTCATATCTACCTCCTTGCGTTTTATCAAACAATGCGACATCCTCTGCTTCTTGTCCACTATCAACTAAATCGTTTTGAGCACCTAATTCGACATCATATAATCTCATCTTAGATCGATCTATTCCTAAAACAAATCTCTTATTTGTAGAAGGGTCATTATATCTATTCTTTAGTTGTTTTACAGTTATCTGATTTAGTTCTTCCATTTCTTCGGTTGAAATTAAAGCAAACATAAAGTCAGCAGTAGCAGGTAATCCAAATGATTCAGATGTATCTTCTAATCCAATATCCGTTGAACCATAACCACTTCTTGTTGTCTGTGTTGCTGATAAAATAGGTAGATTATTTTCTACTGCAAGTCCTCTTAGTTCCTCTGCAATAGACTTAATCATAGTGTAGGAATTAATATTTGTTCCACCTCTAAATCTAGATGAAGCACAAATGTTTAAATAATCTACAAATATAATATCTGGTTTAAAACTTTTCTTAATCGCTAATTCTTGTATCAATGCTCTGAAATGATTTGTATGTGCTGACGCAGTAGGATATTCTTTAATAATAAGTGTACCTTTTGTTTTACCATTAACACGCTCCATTTTATCCTCATACATTTTCTTAGGAAGATCATGAAGATCATCCATAGATACATTCATTAAGTTTGCATCTATTCTTTCTGCGATACGTTCCTCTGCCATTTCAAGTGTAATGTAAAGTACATTTCTTCCTTGATTTAAACAGTTTGCAGCCATGTGACACATAAACAAAGATTTACCGACACCTGTACCTGCAAGAGCAATATTTAAAGTCTTTTGAGGAAGACCACCTTTTGTAATCTTATTAAAAAATTCTAAGTCAAATGGAATACGTTTTTCTTTTTTATGATAGTATTCAAATCTAGCCTCTGCA